CTGTGTCAGCACTTATTCTAATTGTCGTTGCTGTTTCTGCATATACATATTCCAAACCACCTGGAGTAACTAAGCTACCCGTTATCTCAGCATCCCCCTCAATATCCAAATCCCCCGTCGTGGTGGCGTTGCCAGTTATAAAAGTATCACCTAAAACATTTAATGTTCCAGTTGCATTTTCCATAGTGACGGCACTCCAACCTATATTAAATGAAGCTCCTAAATAGTTTGTGTATACATTATCACCTGGTATATCCACCTGGTCAAAAAAATTAACATTGTTTCGGAATGTAAAAACTTCTGTCAAATCCAACCACAACTGATTTATTTTTCCATCAGCTTCACTAACCACTACATATTTCGCAGCACTAGTTCCGCCTGATGGTGTTGATGTCGCATATTGACTTTGGATAACGTGAGGCTCTGTAATACCCCACGCCGTCGAGCTTGCCGTTTCGTTTTGAGTAGCAAGTTCTGAAATACCTGCGACTGTAGGAGTAGATGTCGCCGCTCCTTGATTTACCGAATTATCTACATAAGTCTTATTTACAAAATGATCGGTAGATGTTGGTGCTACTGCTGATGAAGGTAATGCTGTAAAATCCCAATAACCAGTAACTGTTTCATTGTTATCCTTTGCAGTATACAAATTAAATAATTGTGGTGGATCGGATAAGATAACTTGACTACCACCTGAATGGCTAAACTTATAATCACTATCAGTAGTATATGGGCTAAATGGTGTTAAGCCTCTAACACAACCAGACAGAGTAGCACTTGAACCAGTTGCTGACTGAGCAACAGTTGTGCAAGATACAATTTCTTGTCTTGACCTACTGCCTGGCTCAACGGTTACGTAAAATATATCAGGCAAATCACCAGTTATTATTTCACGACCTGTTTGAGTAAAAGTAAGTGAAGATAAGATAATGCTAGTGGCAGTTGAGCTAATTCCCGAACCTGCCAGAGTGTACGTCCCTCCAGAAATAGGTGTAGTACCACCTAAATATTCTTCACCAGTATCTATTTCATCACCTACATAAATAAGGTCGAGGTTGGTTACCTGTGGGTTGAGTTTAGCAAGCTCTACAAGGCTCTTATCGGCTCTCTCAGCGATTTTTGTCATATTATCGCCCTCAACTACGGTATATGCTTGAGTTACGCCTATAGTCGCGAATAGAGCAACTATTGCTATTAATATTTGATATTTTTTCTTCATACACTATTTTTAATTATTGACGAATATTAGTAGCCCGTCGTTTTGATAATTTATAATCAGCACCGTGAGCGACGATAGCCCAGTATAAATCTACATCATTAGTTTCAAAGGTTGTTCTCAGTTCAAAAAAATCTTCTCTTACTTCTTCAAACATTATTCTAAACCTTCTAGCATTACTCGGTGGGTTGAGTAAACCACCTAAAGGGTTTACGGCTAGACTTTGTTGAGCTAGTGAATTAAATTCTACAAACCCTTCTAAAATATCTTCATCAGAACCATCTATTGTTTCTTCGATTGACTGGCTGGCACCATCATAATCATAGTCAAGCGTCATCAGCAATTCTGTTGTGTTTGGTGTTATCTCGCCTTCCACATAATATTTATCGAAGTTTTTAAGCCTGCCTCTTTCTTTTTGGTTATTATATGCAAATACCGCTTTGGCATTAATAGGTAATTTTTCAGATACTTCCATATCATCATAAACACCATCAGAGGCACCATCAAAAAGTAAATATGTTTCAGGCACCCCGTTAGAATGCCCATAAAGTTGGTCGCCATCACCATCATCTAAATCTATTAATGACATTGGACCTACTGGCATTATTTGAGGTGGATTCCAAAACCTAGTTAATTTGCCATTAGCATTTTCTACAAAATTTAACATATATAAATGTGAGGCTTCTGGCACACTAAAATATAAAACATTTTTATACCAGATACCAAAGGCTTCGGCTATATTATTATCATCAAGCCAATCCTCAGCATCAAAGTCAGGCTTAATTGGATTTGATAAGTTTTTAGGATTGATACCAGTTAGTTCATCAGGACTATTGAAAATCCTTAAGGCTACTTCATTCGTTAAATATGCCACCTGGTTGCCGATAGGCACTATGCTTTCCTGGTTTAAAAATCCTTGGTTTACACCTACTTGTAATCTTTTAATATTTAATGTTTCAGTTAAAACAGAACCTACATCTAATTGCTGAAATTCTGACCTAAACATTACTGATTTACCAGAACCTATAATAAAATATTGCCCTACCGATGTTATACCTCTAGTTGGTGAGTCTAGCGTTAGTAAGGCACCTTCACCTGGCACTCTAGGACTTGAGGGTGAATAATCAGTGTAATCATCATTGGCTGAAACATAAACTCTAGCATCACTTTCAGAGCCTATTATAATTTGGTTTTGGTAATTGTAAATAAAATCATTACTATATCCATCAGCCGGCTCATTATCATTTGTTACAATCTTTTGAATTAGAATATCATTTGCTTTTAAACCAGTTGTATCAGCTATGCCTGTTAATTTTGTGGATGTTTCGCCACCAGTATATGTATATTCAGTTCCAGTGCGAACACAAATTAAAACTTTTGTGCTACCCGCATCAGTATAAAAATGGTTTTCAGCATATGTAGTTGTTCCTTGTTTTGTAATTGTGGTAGCTTCTATTGATTTTACCACTGCCACGCCACCACCCCATTCATAAATTTTATCATCACCTATTACCATTAGTTGCACATCCATTCCCTCAGTTGCATCATACCAAGAGCCACCACCTGATATTTGGTTAATTGACCGAAGTCTTTTAGAAGTTGATAAGCTACTAGCTATTCTAGTCCAAGCATTTATTGCATAAGCATCAATCGTGCCTAAATATACTTCTAATTCATCATCGTAAAATCTTTGAGGATAATTCTGACCTAGGCTTGTTTTCCAAGTCCAGGCATTTCTATTTTCAGTTAGTGAAGTATTAGCCGCGCCTAACCTAGAATAACCTGACCTTGATTTTACTTTTTTAGTTCTATCAATTAAAACATTTTTACTTCCAGATATTAAAAATCTCTTATCGGTGTTAGACGAATCTTCGGCGGTATTATAAGCCATCATTTCCTCTGCTAAGTAAAGTTTGTCTGACATAATGTGTTTTAATTACCACCTATTTAATCGTGGTGGTGAACCATAATAACTTATTGCCTTCTTTGATTGACTTGGAAATTCGGCACGATACTTTTTATACAAGCTATCCAATTCACCTTTGGCATATGTAATATCGAATGCACTATCAGAGCCTTCTGATTGTTGTGCTGCGTTTATTAAACTTTCTAATAGAAATATATTTTGTGCATCGTTATCTAATAAAACACTATCATCATCTGATGTTGGAATGCTTAATAATGTTCCTGCTGCGTTTTGGAATATATATTTTGAATAATATTTAATATCAAAGTTTCTTCCAATAGAAAATAAAATATTATCTACTCTTAATTCAGTAATAGCACCAGTTATGGTAAATGAAAATGAAAAGCTATCAATTTCGCTCGGCGTAACTGTTCCAGTTTCAGTTGCAGTTGACCAAGGAAATTTTACCTGATTCCAGCCTACTTGAAATGCAGAGCCATCGGCTTGAGTTGTTTGTGCTACACCTGTCCAATAGGCGGTTGTTAAATCATTACCCCATATAGAAGTTACCGAAGTTATCTTTGCCAAGTCAGTTGAATTTTTTACATAAAACCATAAGAAAATATCAGCCACTTCATCTTCATCGGTTAAATCAACTTCTGACATATCAGTATTCTGTATTCCATCACCAGTAAGTGCCACATCTAAACGAAGAGAACCAGCACCTGACTTTTTGAATATAGTATCCAATACTAAATTACTAGCAGTGCCAAGTATCGACCAAGTGCCATTTGTCGTTAATGAATTCATTGAATTAAGAACTTTGCCTTGTCTAGAACGCCAGTTAATTCTTATTATCTTACTTCCCGAACTTCCTTCGATTGATACTTTCTTATTTTGTAAGTTTTTTTGTAAATCAAAATGACTAGCGAATTGTCTTGAGGCAGTATCACTCATTTGCCGATTGTCTTGAGGTATCAAATCTATAATTGTTTTGTAATCTGAAGGCAAGGCATAATTATAAATATCATCGTGAACTGTATTCGATAATGGTTTAGTCCATATCGTATCTACTGGGTCAATTTTTGAAAGCACAGTATTAGCAGTACGCTCAAAAAGAGAATAAATATTTCTTATCCTTTTTAAAGTACCACCGTGCAACTGAGCCGATAAGTGGTTTTGTGCCTGACTAATAGTAAAACTCATAATTGTTATTTATGGTTAACCAATATTTCTTTTAGTGTGGCACCTCCAGTAGAAGTTGCATAAATATAGCCGTAACACATATTATCTGGACCCATTATGTAATCATCATCGGTGTTGTCGCCATCTTCAATCGCCAACACGATACCATTTAATGTGTTGATGGTGCTGGTCGAATTATTATCAGCACCTGTCCCAGTATAATCTAAGGCAGAATTACGACAATAGAGATACATTTCAGCATCACTATTATTATGGAAATGAGCATAACGCCTATTAGCATCAAGCGTTAAAACTTCCACAGGGGCAGTTGAATAATATGAACCCGTTGAAGTCGCATATGATGTCAACGAACTATATGTATTAAACCTTGCCTCTTGATGACCACCGAGTTGATCGACCGCAACTCCGCCACCTAGTAATACAATCAATGCAGAAAGTATTGCTATAATCTTGTTTTTCATAAAAACAAATTTAGTTTATAAAAACTTTATTCTGCTCACCCCCCTAAATAATTGAGGGATGAACAGAGAAAATCCTTATCTATTACTCGTCTTCACAAATTATTTTGGCTGAAGTTTCGCCTCTACTATTTACAATGTTCCAGTTTGACCCATCGGAAATAAGTTGAACGAAATCACCAATCTCTTCACCATCCGCAACAAATTCAATCAAATCTTCTCCTGAACAAGCGACAATGGCGTCATTAACAAACAATGAGCCATTAATGTTGTCGCCTTCCGCAGAAGCAACTACGGCATTTGTGCCGAAAGCCGTTTTTATTGAAAAAGTGAATACAGCACCAGTACTAGTTACCGCAGGTAACGTAGTAGTTGCACCAGTACCTCCAAACCAAATAAATTTGCCACTCTCGGACGCTAGCAATGTAGCGTTTACACCATCAGTAGTCGTTGATGTTTTAAATGAATTCAACGTGCCACCAATAGTGGTGTTGCCAGTAACGGCAAGTGTGCTAGACAAAGTAGCCGCGCCACCGAAGGTAACTGCACCAGTTGATGTAAAAGTAGCACCTCTTACCTCACCAGTTAATGGTGAAGTATCATCGGCACTAATACCGTGCGGCCAGCGTGTGCCACTTAACATAACATCGTCAACTTCTTGCAAATCAGTTGCACCTACATTACAATCGGTACAATTTTCAATAACTGTATTTGCTACACCATTATATGCTACGACAACGCCAGTAACGGCTAAAACACCAATCACTGCAATTACTGCAAACAAGGATTTATTTTGTTTATTATTCATAAAGTTTAATCCTTATATTTTTTTAATTTCTTTTATGTTGTTCCACTAGTGCCTACGCACTTCCATTTGAATGGAGCGATCCTGTCCACGAACCTGGAAAAGCAACTTCGTGGAACTTTGCTAGATGTTGCCAAGTATCATTACTTGATACTTCAGGTGGAATCAACTTAGATTCTAAATCATAGAATACTTTTCTCTGTATCATATGGTCTTCTGAAATAAGATGATACGAAGTATTAGCATTTGAATTAGAATTGTAAGTTGAACCTAAAAATATTGAAGCTCTGATTTGAACCTGTCCATAATCAGTATCAAATATATTTAGATTGTTTTCCGCACTATTAGCAATCAAGCTAGAGTTCTGCACTTCCTTAGCCGTCTTGTAAAGCAAGAAAGGCACCAAGTTACCTGCATAAACGTGAGAACCTGCATCACCATCTTGTGCTTTCTGATTAGCCAAAGCTACAGTAGCAGTCCAAAGGTTATCAGGTGTCAAAGCACCAAGTTCGAGGTTATCAACTGTCGCACCTTTCAAAGTTGTGTGCGAATTACTAGCCAGTGCCTCACCGTCAGGCGTGGTGTTGATAGCACCATCGAAAGCATCACCATAAGTATTTAGAATGGCTTGCTTATCTTTGGTTTGTCTTGCTCTATCACCAATTTGCTTACCTATTTGATCACGTTTTCCAACCATATCGGCTCGGAAAATTTCATCAGAGATAGGAATTTTCTTTGTGTATTTTTGTGAACGAATTGTTTTTTGGTTACCGATCAAAGTATCTGTAGTTTCGATATCTTCTTGCTCATCAGTCTTCTCAAATTCACCGACATTAGAATCTTCATCCCATATAAAACCAAGTCCAACCGTTGGTCCTTGATTAAAGAACATAGAATCTTCTGCCTTTAAATATTGAGGTTGCTGTTCTCTTTCATATCTCTCATACATAACTAGGTCGATACCAGTCAAAGCCGCGTCTGAGCTTAAAGCACTGGAATGTCCGCCAGTAGGTATCATAAATATCTTACATTAGTTTTTAAGTTGTTATATCGTTACCAATTCTATAAAACCTAGGATCGACTGTTACATCTAGGGTTCCCTTAACAATATCACCTTCAACAATTTGGAAAGCTGAAGTATCGGCTGCCGCCGTATCTTTAATTGTAAATTCTGGACCATCGTCAGATGCACCTGTTGCATCATAATTGATAGTAACGATATCTTGGATGATAGCCAGCAACTCTGCTGCCGTATCAATATTTCCTGCCGTTTCTGCTTTCCCTACAATTCTACCTAAGAATCCAATAGGGCAAGCTGCCATCGTAGTTTGAGCTACTAGTGTGCCAGTTTTTACAGGGCGTGCTTCCTTAATGGCAATGCCACCAAAGGTATCCTCGCCAATTACACCCACATCAATAGCCGCCACAGTGAACACATTAGCAGAAGCCGCACCACTTGTAAGTGTCGCACTATCTTGAATTAATGGTTCGCCGTAGTCGAATCTAGTAGAACCTGCTGCAATTCTTCGCGGCAATGTTGCTTTGGGTCCTATCACGCTTAAATCACCTCTCATAAAATCACCTTAAATATGCCAAAAACTTATATTGTTTTTAGCAATATAATTTATTAATGTTGCTCTATTTCTAGAGCGTTGTAATCTATTAAATTACGTTATTAATTTGACTTTGAGAACTTAACTAACTTTTTAGTAGGAAGGTCATAATAGAAAGATGTGCCACCTTTTATAGTTTTCTCGTATCTTTGACTAACAGAATTTAGTTTAAAACCTTTTTGAGTTAAAATGCTAACAACATCACCAGCAACTTTGGGTCCAGGTCCTTTCGGTTGGTCTGGATTATCATTTTCAGCTGTTGTATTGATATTGTTTTTATTTTTCAAGGCTCTAACTGCCTCATCACGCTCACCGATTAGCTTATCGCTATTAGCAAGCACGAATGATTCTTTTATCTGGTCGTCTAACGACATATAACTAGGAAATTGTCTCTCTTTATGAATAGCCAGAACTAATTTTTCTTCAGCAGGTGAATTTGTAATAGTGGAGGCTAACTCTTTAATTTTAGCTTGTTCCATTACTTTTAAATTATCCTGCCTATTTTTTTCTAACAAAGCTTCGATATCTGCTTTGGTCACTGAGTCTTCAGCCACCACTGGCTCGATAACTTCATCTTCTTCTTTTAGATGAGTATTTTTATATCTATCGCCAGCCAAAGTTTCCTCAGCTTTTTTAGTTCTAGTTTCTAATTCAGATAATTTAGTTTCATAGTCTATTGTTTTTTCAATGTCCTTAGCCTCTGGAGAAGTTTTTTCAACTTCTGCATCAGTTACGGCATCTGTTTTTATTTCTTCAGGGGTTACCTTAACCTCTTCAATGGGCTCAACAGTCTCGTCCTTTTTTTCTTCTTCAGACATAAAATGTCATCTTTAATTTATTAAGCACTCAAGTTCGTGCATCTGGCTTTTAAGAGCCAGTATTCTTTGTATTAAATTTGCCAGACTGTTTTTCCACTAGACTCGCTAGTCTCGTTTTGATGATGTCGAGAGTCCAGAGAATAAACTTGCCAGCAATTAAATCCTCAATTTGTTTCGAATGTGTAAACATTTTTTTATTAGCTTGATATCTTATATCAGTTCTTAACACCTTCCACAACTTCGTTTCTGTAAATACTCTTGCCTCAGCTATTAGCAACTTCTGCTCGGTAGGTGAAATAGTTTTATTCATATACGACCATTCACCATTTATGGCTTGATTTAAAATATCATCTTCCGCTATTGTATTATATAAATTTTTTACTGCCTCAGTTAGTATCTGATGTCTTTCATCTTTATTCAGTCTGGCTAACAAAAATTTTATTATAAATGTTTTCATTCTTATTTTTTATTTTTCTTTTTTAGTTTAGCTGCTTTTACCTGGATAGGCATATCCTCACCTTCAGGAATTTCAAATAGCTCACCATCTTTATCTCTAAACTCTTTGACAATAACTGGTGCCAGTTTTTCCTTGCCATCCTTATCTTTTTTTTTTCTAGCCTTTTTGGCTTTAAAGTCGTAAAACCCACCATTCTTAATCTTGTCGCCATTCTCGTCTAAAATTAAGCCCCCTAGCTTGTCGTAAGCGACTAAAATGTCCTCTGGATTGGCATCTTCACCTAATCCACCGTGTTCCTTGCCTTCTACACCAATAGAGCCGTGTAGCACACGATACACCTTATCCTCATTGGCTAGGTTATATTTACCTATTTTCATAAAACTTGTTTTCAATTATTAAACTGTAATATTATTTGGTGCTTTTGCTTTTAGTTGTTTTGTTATTTGGTCAGGTATTTTTGCACCAGCCCCACCTTGACCTTTGTCTACAAAATTATTACTTTGGTCATCAGCAATAAAATCATCAGCATCACTTTGGAAAAAAGAATAAAGTAATTTTCTAAGTAATGATTCTCTATCTACGAGTGGGTCATTTGCAAGTTGACCATAAAGAGCAGAAAGAATTGGTTGCCAATAGTCTTGATTCTTTGTAAACATCTCTTCAACATCGGCTTTACATAAATACTTAAACTTAGAAAACATCTCTGGGTTTACTAAAGTTAAAGTATTTTTCTTTTCAGGATAGCCAGACTCTTCGAGCAGTTTTAGGTTTCGTTCTTTGATTTGAGTTTTCGTCATCTTTGAACCGATGAGCTTCTCATCAAATTTAATTATCTTATCCCCGACCTTTCCACCACTCTCTTTGTTTGTAATTGTAAATGTTTTATATTTTAGTTTCATCTTATCGCCAACCAGCTCATCAATTTCAGGTATAGTAATATGGTTTATAACAATATCCTTCATCAACCCACCAAATTGAATAATACTCTCGGCTAGTGATTTACCAACTTCGCCAATTATCTTTCTAGCACCAGCTTGTGCTTGCGAAACATTATATGCTTTTTGACTTGCTTCTGGTAAAGCACCTGATATTGTTTCAGGCGTTGAACTATCTTCCATTGAACCTTCAGCTTCGGCAATTGATTTGAATAATGGTGTTACATCTTTTTGAGGCAATAGAGGTGTCGCTTTAAAATCTGCGTTTTCTGAATAGATAATAGCATTAGGAAATACCACTTCACTATCAACCTTATCAGTGCCAGAGAACACCATAGGCATTTCAGCTTGCAGTAATACCATATTCATTGCTATTTCATTCATTGAATCGATCAAGGCTTCATTCCATCTCAATATATTCATCATCGACTTATAGTAGAAGAAATGTTCGTTTATTCTACTGTAACCAAATGGTGTTAAATTGTATTTTGGACATCCGTAATTATCTCTATGCTTTATGGGGTTATCATTGGTATTAGAATCGCCCATATAGATACCATTTATCATCGGTATCTCTAGATCTTCTCTACGGTTATAATATGTTTCTTCTGCGACTAAAGTTGGATGTTCGTCGTCAAATACATCATAGAATAATCCATCCTCTTCGTTGTATATAGATTTAATTCCTTGTTGCACATACATCCAATTCTCGTGTTCTCCGTATTTGGCTTCCATTTCGTTGTAATCTACATATTTTCTTTTAATTATTGCTGTTTGTTTTTGTATGTTTCTCTCATAAGCATTGGTAATCAATACCTGAGTGGCTGAATATATATTAGCTTTGAAACCTGATAACACTTCATCCAACACTTCCTTCATTTCTACTTTACCATTTTCATTTTTAATTTTAATGTTTTGCATTACCTCATAAAAACCTGCTTCAAGATAAGTAACAGGATTTGTCATCATTGAAAATGCCACCTGAAGAAATGAACTCTGATAATTTGAATTAGTAGGCTCAGCTAGCCATTCAATAAGGTCTCGCATTATCTCTGATACGCCTTTGTCAACTTCATCATCTTCGTTTTGTGCTATAAAGGTTGGTAGTAAAAAATTAGCAGTAATATTTGCGTGCATTGCCACTGCTTTATTCCTAGCCGTTGACCTCGTGCCTCTAAACTTCCATCCTTCATCTTCATTTTCTACCGAGGTATCAACAAAAGAATTAAACATCATCTGTCCTCGGTTTTGGTCTTCAACAATACTAGAATTGTTTAGCTCGACCCAGGGCTTATATAGGATATCGATACCTTTGCTATATGCTTCTTTGATAACTTTCGTAACATCAATAACATCACTACTCGGTTGGTAAGCCGAAACATTTTTTTTGTCTAATATGTCTTCAATCATTTAAGTAAACTTAAAACTAAATTATTATCTGTAAAAACTTTTACATTTTCTTTCCTATAAGTGCTAGAAGCAAAGACACAAGAAATAATATTATGATATTTCAATTTTGCCTCTTTTGAAAACATTGGTGCAACAACATAATATTTACCATTTTTTTTATCTTTATCTTGTTCGTAAATATGGTTAAATATTTGGCGTTGAATAATTTGTTTTGCCCTATTTTCCATTATTTTAAAATTCTTTCTTTTTAGTGGGTTTTCTGGAAATCCTTTTTTAAACTTTTCACCAAATAAATTATCAATAATCCAAGTTGTTGAATTATTACTTTTTTCTTCTATAATTGTATATCCTAATATTTTCATTTATCTAATATGTCTTCAATCATAAAAATTAGTTATAATTTCCTTCAAGTGTGTATTCTAACCAACCTAAAAATTCACCTACTTTATCCGTATGGCTTTCAGCAGTTTTTAAATATGTTTTGCAATATAAACGGTAATGTTGCCAAAGCGTGTCTAATTCTTCACTAGTTAGTTTTTCCATAAATATTATCTATTATTACTATAACCTCTGCTACGCCCTTTTACGATAGTGGTAGTTTTATTAGTTACTATTTCCTCATTCCTTTGTGTATTTGTCAGTGAAGGTTTGTTAGGGCGGAAGATATGGACGGACTTACCTTTCTTCTTATCAAAAGGTGCTAACTCAAACCACATTCTCATCAACAAGCAATCTAAATCATCAGGGCTTCTTCCAATATTTTCTTTTATTTCATCTTTAGGAACTAACTGCTTTTTTGTATCCTCATCTGGCTTTAAATCTTTAAGCTCACTTAATTCTTCTTCAATATCTTCTTTTAATTTCTCATCATCTGTATCAATTCTTATTTGGTGCCTATTTACCTTATCAGCTAATAACCACCCACACTGGTCTTTCAATGTTTTATAATTTTCTTTTCCTGTTTTAAACTTTACTTCACCTTCTTTAATTATTGGTTTTTTTATAGCATCTTTACGCTCAAGCGGTGAAGAATTAGCAATAAAGCCATTAATGCCTTTCATTTGGTCTATAAAACCGCCACCTACCCCCACCTCATCTGCTATAGTATTACTATAGGGTATCCTCTCTTCAGCAATAATACCTTTTACCTTAGTTGATGTGTAAGCTGTATCTTTTTTTTCCCAAACGTAAACTTTGTAACATCTAAACCCTTTGAATAAATATAATTTTGTCTTGTCTTTACCTTTTCTTGCAACATCTATAACGGCAAACTTCTCATCACTATCATCTACTGTATTTGTCCATACATCTTGTAATGCGTTTCCATCTATTAAACAATTATTATCATCATCGTAATCCCAATTACCATCTTTCAATCTTTGTCTTGTTACCTTGTCTTCTATTTCACTTAAATTTTCCCCATATGTGTCAGCAGTATATAAATTATCAGAAAATAATGATTGAATATATGCGTATCCTTTTTTGAGTGTCCCCGTCTTCCAAGGTTTCCAGATAAGCCTTTTTAACCAATTCTTTTTAGGGTTAGCCGTCAAAAGTAACTTAGGATGTAAATCGTATTCTTTGTTTAAATGACGACCGACTCTACTTTTTAACACATCAAAAGCCTTAAACATTATCTCGCCCGCTTCTTCTATCCAACCACCAGTATATTCTAATGAGCCAAACCTTTCAAAGTATTCATCACTTGGTTGAAAATTAAGGTCTAACAAATCTACCCTTGAACCATTGCCATCAAACTCACCATTATCTACATTTCTAAATTCTATGTAATTATATTGTCCATTTAGCTTCCAATCATTTGCTGGTATCTTATGATACTTACATACTTTTTTAAAAGTTTGGAAACTAGACGCCATTAATCTTTTTAACTCTTTCCTACCAATAAACCATTTTGACCCTGGATTTTGATAACACATCGTAACCAACCACTCACATCCAAGCCAGGTTTTTCCTCCACCTGCACCATTCAACCACCCCCAAACAATATATATTTTGTTGTTTTATTCCAAAGAAGTTCCCAAGCAATATATTGCTTTGGTAATGGTTTAATTGTTGGGGTAATTTTTTTCATATATATTGTTTGGGGGTGGTATTGTTAAAATTAATTCCAACGCTTATGAACAGTATCTTTTAAATGTATTCTCTTATGTTCGGCTTTTGTTACTAACTGCAAATTATCAATATTATTATTTAAACCGTTATAATCTATATGATGTATTTCCTCATTATCTTCTAAATATCTACCAATAGATTCCTCAACTATTACTCTATGTTCTGCTATATAACCTTTTTTATCACAAGAATGATAATAATGCTTACTGTTAATAATAAACTATTTTTCTACTTTTTCATTTTCAGTTGGTTTAACAAAATTAAAACCTTCTATTCTTTCACCTTGTGTTGTAATATCCGTTTCGTTCTTATCCTTCCAACCAAAATTCTTTAAAACAAAAATACTACCAGAACGCCCGTGTTTTTTACAATCTATCTCATATCCATTCTCTACTAAGAGTTTCGCTTCGGTAATTATTCCAGAATATCCTTTTCTTTTCTGATAATCATCTAATAATTGTCGCGACCCTATTAATAATGCCAAGCCTGTAACTGTCCAGTCATCTTTTGGAGTATCATTTAAATATTTTTGCAACAAATCTTTTAATTCTATAGGCGTAAATTTTAATGGTCTACCACCTAAATTTATTTTATTCATATGTTTGTTAAAATTCTAAATTTCTTTTTAAGAGTCAAAGAACTCTATTATTTAATGTATTTTTTTATCTTTAGCGAAAGTTATATACTTCTTTAACATTTTATATAAATAATAATATTCTTTATGTATTTGGATTCTTACACCACCACCATTATCAGGAATATGATTAAAATATAAAGTTATTTTTTTAACACCGAACAATCCTGAGAGTTTTAATGGCTCTTTATAATTTACACCTAAAGTTTGTAAACCCTCTTTTAAAGAATGACCTACAAAATTATTTTCCATAAAATTTATTATCCATTAAAGTCTCAAAACACTAACTATATTTTTTATCTTACCCAGCTAGGTTAGCTAGCTAGGTCAAAAGGAAACCCGCCAAGAGAATCCTTCACTTCAATGTCTGGGTATAGGCTCGTCACTATAACCAAACTGGGTAAAACAAAAATTCTTATTTAAAACAAAAAAATAGATACTAAAACTCTACCTAAAAGGTAAAATTCTAATATCTGTTTTGAACGAAGACGTGAGCATAGGGATAACTCAGCTATTACAAAGAAAGCGTAACACACCAAAGACGAAATGTCAAGAAATATATTCCTCTAGCGGAAAAACGCCTCTATGCGATAACTCGCACACTCCGCTCTCTAGATCCTCCATGCATTCGTCTATGTCCTCTTGCTTCGCGTAATCGTAAGAATTGAATATAAGGTTGTTTCGGTTACGCTTCCTTTTCTTTTGGCTTTTTACTGAATAAATCTTTTTCATAAATTAATTCTTTCATATCACCATCTCTTCCGTCTAAAATTTTTAACCTTTGCTTGTTCCTTCGCCACTACTGTTTGTATATATTTTTCATAAACCAGTAATTCTTGATACTCTTTTCCGTCTAAGTCAAGTGTGCCATCCATCAACTGTTTCATCAATCCAAAATGCAACATCGGGGCTTTGCCTGACTTGATTTCTTTTTGACATTTTAAGAGGTCATTTATTGTTAGTTTGTAGGGCATAGGGGTTGACAAATAAATGTAATTTTGATTTAAAATGCTCTTGTAAAGTCAAAACCTGACTTTTTAACTTTATGAACTTTATACAGAGGCTCTGTAAAGTCATAAAGTCAGTAATGTTAGCCAAGAAAACCACCTAAACAACCACCTGACTTTACACGACCTTTAAACGACTTTATACACCCCCCTCCTTAGGGGTGTAAAGTCATAAAGTTAAAATACTACTTTAAAAAGTTACTTGTTCAATGTCGTCAACCGGGGCTAGC